AAATACCAAAGAGGGGTTGACACATAACCCCTCTTTGTGGTATTATGGTCAGAATAAAAATCTATAGATAAGGAGCCTATATTATGGGATTGAAAATTTTTGATTTACCACCAGATGGTTTAAAAAATGATGCAGTCGCAACTGTTGATAAAGAACAATCTACCTCAGCTGAAATAAAACCACAGATTATAACAGAGCAAGTCTCTCCAGATGATCCAATAAAGAAAAAGGTAAAGATGCCCGATGGTGCAACTTATCCAGAGGGTTCAGATGAATATAATAGAATTGTAGAAGAATATAAACTTGAAAAACCAAGTATTAAAGCTGCGATGAGAACTAAACTTGCAGTTCATATGATGAAAGTAGAAATACCTAATGCTGTCATTGATGAACTAAATGATCATATTGATAGTGTTAGCATCCCAGCAAATGACGATTATTCAGATGGACTAGTTGGTCAGATTAATCGTGATAAAAGATCTGCACAACTTAATTTTAATTTATTTGATGATGGTGTAGGTTCAGAGTTTAAAAAGATACTTGACTCATCATGTAAATCTTTTTTGAAAACTGGTTGGGGTCAAGATGTAACTGCTGATGCATTTGAGGCTTGGACAGTTCATAGTTATGCTGGGGATTATAATCCATTACATGATCATGGATGTAAAACACCTGCTGGACTTTCAATGATACTATATCTAAAAGTTCCAGAGTGTATTCAAAAATTACCAGATCCATCAGAGTTTGGTGGTGGGGTCAGTATCAATCATGCAAGTGGAGTTGTAGATGGTTATACTTACTTTACTTGGGGTAATAACAATATGAAAGACGTTGTTGCATTAAAGCCTGTAACAGAAGAGTATGTAAAACCAGAGGTTGGAACTCTTATCATTTTCCCAAATTGGTTGAGACATTCTGTTAATCCATTTTTTGGTGAGGGTGAAAGAAGAACTTTTTCTTCAAACGTAAATATATTCCCTGATAATTTTAAACTTGGAACAGATAAACAATTCGGTGATATGACAAATGAAGAGAAAGAAAAGGTTTTATCACAATATCGTGGTAGAAAAAAAATTAATGCTGTAACTGGAGAAGAAATCAAAGGATGATAGATTACAAATATGATGAAAGTAAGACTTTGACAGAGTTGAAGTCTTACATTGACCAAACATACGATCAACACTATAGTAGAAACAATTTTCAAGCTACAGAGTTTATTATTGATGGTGGTCATGGTGAAGGATTTTGTATCGGTAACATACTAAAGTATGCACAACGATATGGAAAAAAGAATGGCAAGGACAGGAATGACTTGCTAAAAGTAATACATTATGGTATTATCGCATTATATGTAGATAAATTGGAGAAAACAAAAAATGAAACTAAGTAATCATACCACTTCAGTATTGAAGAACTTTGCAACTATAAATCAAAATCTCGTAATCAAAGAAGGTAACGAGATGTCAACAATGTCTGCGATGAAAAACATCATTGCTCGTGCAACTGTTGAGGAGACTTTTCCAAAAGAGATTGCCATCTATGATCTGAATGAGTTCTTAGGTGCTTTGTCTTTATTTTCAGAACCTATCCTAGATTTTTCTGACTCATTTGTAACTATTACTGAAGAGAATAAACCATCAACTAAGATGAAGTATTTTTATTCAGATCCATCAGTCGTTACAAGTCCTAGTAAAATGATTAATATGCCGTCTAACGAAGTCAAGTTCACAATGAGTAATGATGACCTGTCAAAACTCAAAAGGGCTGCATCTGCAATCGGAGCACCAGATATGGTGTTAGAAAAGAATGGTGCTGGTTCTTCACTCACAGTAAAAGATAAAAAGAATGATACTGCAAATAATTATTCTTTGGATGTAAATACCCAGAGTGATGGTGAGTTTAACTTCTTCTTCAAAGTAGAAAATCTTAAACTGCTTGATGGAACTTATGATGTGGAGATATCTGCTAAGAATATTAGTCATTATAAAAACAAGAATAGTGATATAGAGTATTGGATTGCTCTTGAACCCGAATCAACTTATACAGTTTAAGTTGGGGGTTATATTATGGAAGATTTCTTGTGGGTTGAAAAATATCGCCCTAACACTATTCGTGACTGTATTTTACCAGATGAACTAAAAAAGACCTTTGGACTATTTGTTCAAGACAAACATATACCGAATATGATTTTAAGTGGTGGGCCAGGAGTTGGTAAGACCACTGTTGCAAAAGCAATGATAGATGAAATCGGTTCAACGTATATGATGATAAATGGTTCAGAGGAATCTGGTATTGATGTTTTACGAACTAAAATCAAAAACTTTGCATCTACTGTGTCTCTTGAAGGTGGTAGAAAGTATCTCATCATTGACGAGGCAGACTATCTAAATCCTCAATCAACGCAGCCTGCTCTGCGTGGTTTCATGGAAGAGTTTCATAAGAACTGTGGATTTATTCTGACTTGTAATTTTAAGAACAGACTGATACCACCACTTCATTCTAGGTGCAGTGTTGTAGATTTTATCATCCCCAATGAACAGAAACCAAAACTTGCAAGTAGGTTCTTTGCAAGAGTCGGTGATATTCTAAATAGCGAGGGAGTAGAGTTTGAACCTAAGGCTGTTGCAGAACTTATGAACAAGTTCTTCCCAGACTGGAGAAGGGTTCTGAATGAGTTACAAAGATATTCTGCATCTGGTAAGATAGATGCTGGTGTCTTAGTAAATTTATCAGAGAGTAATCTTAATGAACTTTATAAAAGTCTTAAAGAGAAAAATATTACAGAAGTTCGTAAGTGGGTTGTCAACAATCTGGACAACGATCCAGTTCGCATTTTTCGTAGGGTTTATGATTCCCTTTATGATAATCTGGATAGTTCCACTATTCCTCATGCTATCGTTATTCTTGCAGAATATCAATACAAGTCAGCCTTTGTCGCAGACCAAGAAATAAATATGCTTGCGTTCTTCACTGAGTTGATGGGACAGGTGAAATTCAAATGACTTATGAACTCAAAGATTATCTAAACGCAATCAATCACGAAAAGAAAAATCTGATGGATACAGATGACGAGATGTGGGAAAAGAAGTATCCATCATTTATTATTAACAAATGTCTTGCACCATTTCCAGACACTATAATGCTTGTCAATGAAATGAACAAACATCACCACCTAGATAAAAAGTTGCAGTTTGACTTTTTACTAAATAGTATAAGAACAAGGAAAAGATATGTTCCTTGGATGAAGGCGAAAAAACTAAAAAACATAGAGTGTGTTAAAGAGTATTATGGTTACAGTAATGAAAAGGCAAAGTCTGCTCTTAACTTACTTAATGATGAACAGATAAAAACTATCAAAGATAGTTTGAATAAAGGTGGAAAAAATGGAAAGCATTAATTGGACACAAGAGCAAATGCTTGAAGTTGAACTGAAAGAACCAGATGACTTCCTAAAGATTCGTGAAACTCTTTCACGGATAGGCGTTGCTTCCAGAAAAGAAAAAGTATTATATCAATCATGTCATATCTTACATAAACAAGGTAAGTATTACATCGTGCATTTCAAAGAGCTGTTTGCACTTGATGGTAAACAGACTAATCTATCAGAGAATGATATCGCAAGACGCAACACAATCGCAAAACTATTGAGTGATTGGGGTCTAGTAAATGTCAAAGGTGCGACAGATGTCACTGCACCATTAAGTCAGATAAAGATTATTTCTTTCAAAGAGAAAGATGATTGGACACTTGAAACTAAATACAACATAGGTAAAAAAAGAGAGGCTTAGTTTTGGAGAAGTTCAGTTCATTCATTACAGAACAAAAAGAGGAGTCGTATAGATTAATTGTGTTCAACAACTCAAATGAAGATGTGCGAGATGTTGGTAAAAGAGAAAGACCAGATTTTAAGTTGTACACAGACTCAGCAAAAAAAGTTGGTATTGAAATTTTTAATGTTGAATATACTGGTCTTTTTGTTTCTGAAAGTAATGGAAAACTGTTTCTAAATTCTTTTGAATTTGACGATGATGGTGTTGTGATTATGCCAACTGAATCTGGTGGTGCAAAGTATCAGAAACCAATTGAAATAAATCCAGATAATACTTTGATATTCGCAAGAGGACTAGGAACTTTTGGTTACACCACAAATAGAAGATGGGTAGATATAATTAGAGGGTTGGAAGATAAAGGTTTCAAAACCATACCATCTATAAAAACATGGGATATGTGTTCAAGCAAATATTACTGCGACCAACTTTTCAAACAAAACAATTTAAGAAGTCCAATAACAGTTCCGATAACATATTCAGATGATTCTGAGAGAGCTGTAAAAGAGGGTGGACTAAAGTTTCCATTAATACTAAAATCGTCTAGTGGTAGTCAAACTGGAGTTGGTGTTATCATAATGGAAAGCATGAAGTCTTTGCATCCTACTGTTCAGATGTTAAGTTTTTTACAGCCGTATGTGGATCTTTTAGTTCAAGAGTATATTAAGATTGATTATGATATTAGAGTTTTGGTTGTGAATGGTGAAGTGCTTGCATCAATGAGA